GGATTTTCGCCGGTCATAAATGCACGACCAGCCATACCAAACGCTTCTCGCATTGACATCATCATGCCAAACATCTGAGCGTTTAACTGACCAGCATAAGTAACATCTTCGCCACCAGTAAACTGATTACGCAACTTTCCAACTGCAACAGCACCCGCTGTTTCAAAACCATGTGCTCCAATGACAAGCATTGCGCCCGCAATGTTCTTTGTGTGTGTTACCGGGTTACTGAGTAGCATGTTAATCCATGCCTCATAGAAAGCATCGGTAAAGCGCTTGAACTTACCCGCAGCTCTTGCAATACCGGCGCGCTCTTCGATGGAGCTTGCTTGGTTGTAAGCACGGGCCATATCTCTGATGTCATCAGTGCCGCCGTATTCCTCGAGGATTGCAGCGGTATCACGCCCACGCATAGCTTCAGTAGCGCCTTCGCCTTCGCGCACCGGAATGCGGAATGAGCCTAACGCCCTAGCAATTTCTGTTTGCGATCCTTTGATCTGCGCTTGTAGCTGCGCGACATACTCCATCTGTTGGCGGAACGCCAAGGCTTCAGCCTCTCCGCCAAACTCTGCTTTTGATGCTAAGCTATCAAGCACTTTGATTTCCTGCACAAGCAGGGTTCTGGCTGCAACCATTGTTTCTGCAAGGCCCATGCCATTAGCTGCATCAACAATAACGCCGCCTCGCTGCCGACCAAGGATTAGCTTGGATAGTCGGTTAGGGGTAACGCCCAGAAGGTCCGCTGTCTTTCGAGTTTCCTCTAGCGTAATCTCTCCACGCTTAGCTTCATCAATCTGTCCTGAGTACGCCTTACTGATCGCCTCAATCGTTGATAATGTTCGTTCTTCATCAGGTATCTTTGCATCGCCTGCTGCGCCTACAGCTCTGAAGTCTGACAATAAGCCATCTTCATCGATTACACCTGTGCGGTTCATTTCGGCAATGAACTCTTCATTAGTCATGCGATTATAGTTTTCGTCTAATCGCTGCTGATAGTCGGGCGGTACTTCTACATTCGCAACATTGTCGCTTGTAGCGGGATCAGGAATAGGATCAGTGCGGCCTATTTCTGGGTTAATCTCTCCCATTTCTGCTTGTGCAACTTCAGCCTGCTGCGTAGTTTCGGGCTGCTCAATCTCTTCGAGTTGCTGTTGACGCTCTTGAATGATTTCTTCTTTGCGCTTCTCTGCTTTTGCAAAGATATCGTTGCGCGGACTGAGAAGTTTTGCCGCACCTCTACCTAACAAACCAAGGCTTGCTACCTTTATGTATTCGTCATCAGGCGAGAATATAGGATCGATAACATCCAGCTCGCTAGGTGGTAACGTATCTGTATCAAAGTTTGTAAAGCTAATGTCTTCAAGTGGTTCGCCCATGACAGTCTGTGGCAATCCACCCTTTGGTAGCTCTTCTCCTGTCTTGGGATCTATCATAATTTAACCCTTTCGTACTGCCTCAACTGACTGCTTTACTAGATCGTCAAACCAATCTAACTTTCTAAACTCCGCAGCTGACTGTTCACCCTTATCTAATAGATCCAGGTATGACGTCACCGCTGTCTTCGATGATTTTCCTTGCCTCGCCTTTCGGGGGCGAGTTGTCGATTTGCGCGTATCCATCCGCGACTCCCTCTTCTTTCAATGTCAAATATGTTTGAGACGGTCTTTCACCCACCTCATCAATATATGAAGTAGGCACTAACCTTCCTGTCCTTGCAAAACGGCTGTACGCCCGACGCTTAGTTTCCTCAAGCGGAAGCGTAACGTCTACCAGATAAACCGTATAGCCTCGCTGTTTTAGATCAGCGATCTTGCCTCGGAGCTTATTAGGATCGTGTCCAACAGTTGGAAACAAGACATTCGCGTTATTTTGGAATGCCACTTCTTCAACTGCTTCTGTGATGTTCTTGCTTTCGCTATGCACAGCGTTAGCGCCAACACCGCCTTCATACTCGGGAATGATTGCCTTTGCTTCATCGGGATCTAAGATCGCCAACTTCTTATCGATAGCAATCTTGTTGGCTATAGAGCTTTTTCCAGCAGCAGGTGGCCCTGTGACAATGTAAGCAACATTGTTGTTTTCTACTGGTACATCAGGAACAGATACGCCCTCATCTCTATAAGCAAGAGTGAGTGCGTCGTTATACAGTCTAGGAACTGCTTGATAATAACCTGTAATTGACTCATCTCCAAATTTAAACTGTCGGTTATTAGCAAACTCAGGCGTTCCATAACCTTGCATGGTTGTAGTCTCAGGAATCTCCATCATTCGCTGAGTAGCCCTAGCTAACGCAGGATGCGCCTCTATCTCTTCAATCGGTGCTTCTGCTTCAATTTTAGCTTGGAAGTCTGATAATTCTTTGCGTTCGGCTTTATTGCGGAAGAACTTTCCCACATCGCCAGCCCGAGAGATGAGATATCCAGTTGTGCCTGCCGCTACAGCGCCAATGCCTGCAGCTGTAGCTACTTCACCTTTTCTAATCTCTGGCTGTACTTCAGCTTCAACAGCTACCTTCTGCCGAAAATAGTTATCCAGTCCAGCGTATCCAGCGCCGTCGTAAGCGAGGATAGCGGTAGGCGAAAATCCTGCTTTAATAGCTCGCTTCACGCCCTCTTTAGTTGTCTGTTTAACAGCCGCCCTTCCGAGCAATCCCAAACCCAACGAGCCAAATCCGATAACCGTTGTTGGATCTTGAACAACGCCCTTAAAGAATCTTTGAGTGCCTCGCCATGACACCGGCAACCGATCGTATTCATTCATCAAATGGTAAAATGCCCACTTGGTCTGATCGTCTTTCTCTTCGAGAGCGCTTGCCCTAAGCCCCATGCGAGTCAAGTTGTAATTGAAGTCACCCATGAACTCCACGCCCCATTGCCCATAAGTTTGGTCATCAGGTAGAGGCTCATCAGGTTTGAATGCTTCATAAACAGTTTTGCTTGCTGCCATCCATGATTCGTCGGTAACAAGTTCATCTTCGCCTAGTGCCGCAGTAAACGGTATGTCTTGTATATCGTTGTTAATGATGTATTCCGCATTCAAAGGCACCTCGCTATTTTCATTGAGGTAATCAGAATATGCGCCCTGCGTCAGACGTTGCTGTGCTCTGGTTTCTGAGTAATGCTCTAATGGGTCCATTATTCAGGCTTCCTTAATTTGTCTTCTAAGTTTGCAAGCTGTTCCGCAGTCATTAGATCCTTTTGGGTTCTTTCAACCTCTGTCTTTAGAAGGTCCAATGTCTCAAACTCAATAGCCTTCTGGAGCTGTGACATTCCTTTCTCTTGACGTACAAATGCTCTAGCTGTTTCAAAGTCTTCCAGTGTGTAATCACTAACAGCCTTTTCAAAGCCAACTGCTTTTCTTACATTCGGAGAAAGCCCAACAAAGCCAAAGGTCTCCTGCTTTACTTGATCGTACTGAGCAGAGATCAAATCGTAAGCCTCTTTAGGTGGCAATGGTTGAGCTGGATCGCTAGTCAGTCGATAGTAGGTTTCTAGCGCGTCTGCTTGTCGCTGACGTTGATCTACTGGCAAGAAGCTGTCAGCTGGACCGCCTGTATACGTCTTTAGGAACGACTCATACTTTCTAATCTCTCGCTGAAGAGGCGTGTTCTCTTTAGCTTGATCTGCAAAACGCAACAAGGACATCGCATCATTAAGAGGGATCGAGCCATCCTTACCCATATTTTGGGATACTCTGCCAACAATATCGTCTATCTCTGCAGGAGTTTCTGCGGCACTGATATCACTGAATATGCTAGATATTACAGTAGGGTCTCTTCTGGGTGCGTCGAGATCATTAACAATATTGCGAAGCGCTTCTGCTTGTGTAGGACGCAGCTCCGCAGCTCCAAGCGCTGTGTTGATTTCTAACAGGCCTGGCTGGTCATCTGGATCTTCATCGAATATTCGAGTCAGCATATTAGAGTAAGTGCTGTCCTGCGTCTTTTTAATAGCAAGATCACCATCTCTGTCTTTCTTGTCTTGTACTCGGCCAATCCTACTAATCAGCTGTTGCTCAAGATCAACACCTTGTTCGATAAGTTTGGTACGTTGCTCGCTATCCAAACCTACAAATTCTTTTGGATTTCTCAGTCTTGCGACGACTTCTGCAGCCCCTTCTGGATCGCTGTTCTGATCTGCTGTTGCGAATTGATTTCTAGCCACAAGCTCTGGGATTGTGCTTTCTGAATCTTTGCGAAGAGCTTCTGCCTCATCCCCCGTAAACAAACCAGATTGCAAACCTTGCGCGATAACACCAGGACGAATCAGCTGACCATCTTGATCGTATGTGCCAAACAGTAAATCGGATGCCTGCATCTGCTGCACACTATTACCCGAAGCCATCTGTATCTGTAACGTATCAACCAGCTCTAGCGCGGTTGCCTTTTGAATTTCAATGGATCTGTTTCTCGCCATCTTGATGACGTTGAGCCGAGCAGACGCGATCTGCTGGCTTAGGCGAGGCCCTAGCTCGCTCATCGTTCTGTCATCGATTCCAGTAAGACGGTCTTGTATCTGCTGAACGCCATTATCAAAAACACTTACCATGTCGTCAGGAGATTGCTGAGACATGGCGGTACTGGTCGTATCCTGTAATGAGGTTGCTGATGTAATTAACGCATCGTTAATAATTTGATTTCTGCGGTTCTCTTGCTCCTGAGCGATATAGTCAGTAGCAATCCTGTTGGCCGCTGATGCAAACTGAGCTTGTGCTCTAAAGGGCGCAGCCAATGCTTGACCACTTGCTTGAACACGCAGCTGCCCTGCGCCTGTCTCTGGCGTCAACCGTGTAGATGCTTGATACGTTGGCACCTTCATAAATTAACCCCCAGTATAGCCTTCAGCTGGGCCAAACGGTATTCCCGTTGGACCCTTAAATGTGGGAGCAGCGCTCTCGCCTGAAGAAAAAGCCGATGCTCCTGTAGGCGGTGTTGGCTGGTTTTGCAATAAACTAGATCCTTGGGCAACACTTTGAAGTAATGACGTAGCCGCTTGCATATATCCAGCGCGTCGAGCTGCTTGCCCATACATACGTTGTAATCTTCCTTGAAGTCGCATATTGAGAGCCTCTTCTCGAAGCTGTTGCTTACCAACCTCTGCGTTATAACGCGTCAATGCTATTTCTTCATCTGCTTCTGATGCGTTAGCTAATAAAACCTGTAGTGGTGTTCCACCTGATGCAACCCATCCGTTGTATCTAAATGCCTGAGACGCAGCACCTTGCAAGCGATCAAAGTTTTTTCTGAACCTTGCAATGTCGATAGCTGTCGATCGATCAATTTGATCCTGCTGACGCTCCAATACCTTGGCATTGCGCTCTGCTATTTGCTGATTAAAACGACCGGCAGCAGCTTGTGTTGCGCCTTGCTGCAAAGCAGATCGTGCGCCAAGAAGCGAACTACCTGCTACCGCTGTGATTACTGCTGTTTCTAAGCCCATACCTTACCTATCAAACGTCTGCAATCGAGGGAAGATAGACAGAATTGTCAGCGGCAAAGGCTGATCCTGTTTGACGACTACGAAGCCATCGTTATCGTAACCGCCAGGAAACTCGATAAATTTATCGCCAGTATACAATGGAACAGGATTATCCATAGTCATGTGTACTGTTCGGAATGGAATGATGTCTAATTCTGTCTCGGATGGCCCAATTTTTGCGCCCACAGAATTGAGAACCCGAATATCAATATCGCTAATGCGTTTGTTCTTAGCTTGGGCTGTACCTTCTGTGCCGCCAGCATCGGTACGCATGGTCTGCAAGATTGAGTCGTATGACAACCCAACGTGTGCTTTCGTAACAGATCGGTCTAGTGTAATGCTACCAGAGGAAACAGTTTTGTCCGCATGGGTAGCACCATTAGCCAAAATAGAAACAGTTTGTCCCTCTAAATGACTAAGGCCGCTTATGGTAGTAGCAGCACCTCCACTGTAAGTAAGACCCGCGTCAACATAAAAAGCATCTTCTATATCACTACCAAAGTCGATCGGTTTGAGTCTTTCTACATGACGCACATTAGATCCATTGATAGTGCGACGTACCACCAAATAAACCTCTTCTTCGGTGCGTTGACCACTTGAGATAGCTGCAATGCTTTCTACAAAGCCGTAGTTATAAGTTGTGCCACCATCTGTCAATGTCCCGCCAATCTGATGCTCATGCCAGGCAACCACGTCTTCTTCACGTCGATAGGTCATCGCCACAAGCTTGCCGTTCTCTAAAACACACCAAACGACATTGTTCGGCTCTTGCTGATAAGCCATCTCTTTGATCTTGCCTTCAGTAATGTGCTCCGCCAGTAACGTCATATCTGGGGCAATGTACGAGTCAACATTGAAGTCATAAACAAGCTCACGCAACTTACGTTGTTCTCGTTGTACAAATAGCGCAGTAGCGCCAACGACAAGGGGCTGAATGTCAGCACTGCCATACTTTGCTTGCTGTTTAATCTGCGTATTTACTGGTGTGATAGGTGCATCTACCGAACCAGCACGCACTGCAAACTCACCACCAGACGTACCAACCAGCAGTACACGCGATGATGTGAGGTATCGAATGACGTTTACCTGGTTAGATCCGATCGTGTAGATCAGGGCGCTGTCATCAGCTACACCCGCCGTAAAGTTTGTATAGTCCCCACTGACAGAAAAGAAAAGAGTTTGCGGCTGATTTGTTGTGTTAGCGAACACTAACCTTTGCTCGAAAAATGCCACACAAGCGGGATGTCCTGTGGTGCCTGAAAATGCACCAAGCTGATACTCATCATCGGCAATCAGATCGCCACTTACTGTGATGCTCTGGCCTTCATTCTGAAAGTGTATGTCGTTACTTGTGGATAACGTAATGATGCTGTCAGTGACCGCAACAATTAGCGCGTTGGAAAAGTTATTGCCATTGACGATCTCTGCGCTTGCAAGGCTGGGAGATCCCGAGCCTGTCGCCGCCTTTCTGGTTATCGGATCAAGCAAGTCAAACTCTGTGTCGGCATGATTTCCTGTAGTATCAAACGAGACCTCATAAAAGTAATCGTTGATCGTTGCGCCAGATGGGAAAGATACAGTGACGCCCGATACGCCCGTTAGCTTAATTAGATCGCCGTTGATTAAATTATGCGGTCCATCAGATGTGACTGTAATCTTTGAGCCGCTTACTGATATTGATGAGATGTCTATGTTAGCCGATCCGCTTGCGCTTATACGCATACCAACCTCAAAGCCTTCAGTAAGAAAGTTACCTGCACTGTCTTCGATGAAGTCATTGTGCGCCAGGCCAGTAGCATCAGGATCGCCCTCATGAAAGCTAATTGTAGTAGCGGTCATGCTAGGCTCTAATTCTGTTTCAAGATTGCTGTTTTCTTGTACTGTTGCAAATACTTGGTCATGTCGATCAAGATTTGATTGAGCGCCATTTGCAGTGCAAGTAGCACCACCTCCTGCTACAAGCTGTATGGAGTCATTATTAGCGACTGCAGCAATACTGCAGTTTTCGACAATAATAAAATCCGACCCTTGCTCAACAATATCGGCGGTGCCAGAAGCGCCACTTCCGCCCACTACCCTAACTGTTTCACCCGCATTAAAAGTTCCAACAAAATTGTCTACTGTAATTTTGGCAACTTGCACATTCGTTATCTTGGCAAACCCATGATGCAACTGAATTAACCTACCTACATCAGTAGAAGCCCAAGGGTCTGACTGACTAGACGTAATAATTACATTGCCTGTTCGGGCTGAAGCCGTAAGTGTAGAGTCGTCAAATACTGGGTCTAAAAAAGGGCCGCGACGAAAGTCTATTTCTGTAATCGTCCATGCAGTATGGCCTGTGCGTGTAATCTGCCGAGGCGCATGATTGGGATGCACGATAAACATAGTATCGGCAGACTGCGTAAACTTTAAACCAGCAAGGTCTGAGGTATTGTAAGGCGTGGTTACTTCAATCGGGCTACTGCCCCCATCAACAACAATCCCGCCATCTTTATAAATTCGGAACTTTAGATTCGAAAACTCCAAGACATACGTCTGCTCGACATTAAACTCAAAAGGTATAAGCCTTAATTCTTCATAATTACCGCCAAATATTCGACCTTCAGCAATATGCTCTGTGCCTGGGCGACGTGTGACGCCACCCTGTGGGAAGGTTAGAAAGTTCTGGAGTTTCTTGCAGCCGTTGAAATATTTAGCGAGATCGGTACGACCATCTAGCCTTGGCGATAGCTCACCAGCAGTAAAGTTAGTGAACGGCACACTTGATTTCGCCATGCCTAGAACCTCGATCTAATAAATGTATCTGCCTCGATAGCGCCAGAATCAGAGACGCTCGTAATGCTTGCAGGAGTGCCCTCGGTCGCGCTTACAAATCGTGCTTCCTTGAGCTTGTCTTCGTACATAATCCTCATCTGTTGCGCCAAGGTATTACTACCAACTAACGGGTATGCAACATCCGCAGCGATTGCAGCAACCAAGGTTTCGATAAGCAAAGAGTCATATTCACTTGTGTCTGTAATACGTGCCAAGTAAACAAGATCAATCGTATCTTCATTGCAAAGTATCTTTCTGCCCTCTAGTCGATAAGGAATATCATGAAAACGTAGATATAACACACGCAAGCAAAAAGGATCGGTCGGCAATGTAAATGCGTTATCAAACTCAAATTCTGGTGCAGTAGAGTCTGGAGAAAGGGAGGCTCTTCGAGTAAGTGACTTCCAAGGATGTGCTCGGAAAACAGAGTCTCTCAAAAATGGATATCGCTGATTACAGATACGGGCAGCTTTACTATCCTCAGTAAGACTCAGGATATTGGATGCGCCTATCTGATTGAGTGCGCTATTGCAGATATCAGTAATTGACGCTGCCATAATTTACTCTCAGCAAAAGAAAGGGGGCCGTTGCCGACCCCCGTTAGCTTTAGTCAGTAACGTACTGAACAATCATTACTAGATCACCAGCCTGTGCACCAGAAACGGTAGCAGTCTGAGTGACGGCAATGCGTAGCGGTACGCCTGGATCAGATGTTAGACCAGCATCTTCCCAAACAGCCTGCAATGGAGCGTTTCTACGACCGCCTTCATTAAAGGCAAGATCACTTCCGCCTCCGCTAGCGGCCCGGAGTTGTGTAGAACCTGCTGTATAAGCGTCTTCATCAATAACAGCATCAGCCGCATAAAGCGTTGCAGATGAGTCTGTATCGTTGAATTGCACGTTGCCGTTATAGACGCCAATGTTTACAGATGAGTCAGTTCCAGTATCAAGATCATCGTTAAACATTCGGATGCTAGTGATCCGAGCGTTTGATGGAACTTGACACAGAATAACCGCATCGCCGTCAGCATTTAAGTCGCCAGCTGCACATGCACGAACATCCATTGACTGATGAAGATTGCCGTGGAAATTGCCTGGAGCAAGGAAGTCAAACGGATCATTCGTGTCAATCGCAGTAGCGTTTACACCTTTAGTAATAGCCATTAGTCATTCCTCCTTAACCGAATGTGAAGCTTTCAGATTCGTCACAGGTGATTTCTACTACTTTATCTTCTTCCATGCGCGTAGCGCCGAAAGTTGCACAGTAGTAAACCTGCGTTGAATATGACTTGTCGGCACGCTCTTCAATGCGAGCCATAACGTCTTTACCTACTGCAAGCTTCAAACCATCTTCCGCAAATGCAAAACAGGTACGGTTGTTACCTGATTTAGCCAAGCGGTTTGATACGATAAACTTGAAGCCCATAAATGTATCGACTTCGCCACGAACCAAAGCCTTTACGGTGTTAAAGTCAGACGACGTTACCGCAGTCTCGTTCAACAGTCGTTGGATCTGGAAGGGAGAAACGACAATGTAGCGAGGTATACTTGGGTCAACAGAATTGACATCAAGCTTTTGCTTCGCCTCAATCAACTTTTCAATAGTGAGATCAGTTGATCCATGTGCAATCTGCTGTGCAGAAGGCAATGTTGTGCTGGTTGATCCAGACTTGCCAGTCTTTGCAGTGCCGGTAGCAGCCGCAATAATGGCATCATCCATTGCCCGACCAATAGCAGCTGCCGCAGTGCGAGCATACGCTGATGTTGGGTCAATCAATAAACGAACTTTGTCTGCATCATCGACGAGATCAGCCCATTCATAGCTGTCCATCGTGACCATACGACGCGAGTGTGGCGTGTCAACGATAGGTGTATCAGAGTGACGTGAAGTACGCTTCACCGCCGCAGCCTGACCTACCTGATCAAAGAATGCCTTTTCACCTGTCACTGATTCCTCAGAAACAGAACCGCGCAGCAAACTGCCCATCTGCTGTGAAAGCAACTGGACATTGCTGCTAAACTGCTGCACGAATGCAGTTGTAATTTGCGTAGACATAATAGTCTCCTGTTAGCAATGTAAAGTTGTTTCGCTACCCGACGAACGTCGGACGATAGTTTTTGGCGCTTTACGTCATCGCCAAACGGCAGGGGCTTACGCTTGTCCTGACTTCGCTGTGCTACTCTTCCCTCGGGCCATAGGCTTATCGGTCTGTTTTTCGCACCATTCAAGGAATACATCTGCTGTAGCTAGAGGATCTCTGACCATGGCAGGTGTTCCAAATTCGAGTGTACTCTTCAAAATCTCAAGTTTAAACTCTCTATCTGATAATTTTTCACCCTGTGGCATATTCCCTCCACTTCATCGCTTCCTGGATATACCACTGGTGTTCAGGATGACGTGCATCCCAGTAAGGTGTATTAGGCGCGGTAATCTCACCTAGCTTCTGCATAGCATCACTTGGCGTGATGCCTCCGCTAGTTTGTACGCCTTCTAGCGTATCCTCACCCACCTTATCTCGCAGATAGACACCCATGTTGGCCAACATGCGGATTATTTCTGGGTTATCGCCTAGCATTGTGCCATCGGCTAGTTGCACTTCGGTGATCTCAGGGTTACCAAACTCTGCCAAAACACCATTTGCCAGTGCCATACGATCATCAAATGCTTGACCGTATTCTTTACGCAAATCACTTTCTACTGCATCAACACGCGCCTGCGCTTCCATACCAATGCTTTCTGCATCAGCAAACTGCATTTCGTTATACGCATCTAACAATAATTGTGCTTGTTGCGTATTCATACCCACTTTGTGCGCTGTATCTTTGAACCAGGACACCATGTCATTGTCCATTTCTGCGCCTTCAGGGATGTTGTTGTACGCCAGCTCGTACCCATCAGGTGATTCTGGACGCCCAAGCTTGGCGTAAACTTCACCCCACTCGTCTGCTGTAGCGCTTTTGCCAGGCAACGCCACCTTATCTGCACCCACCATTTGCTGTGCGTGGACATAGCTTTTGGCCAATGCGCCAATATCGTTAATGTGTTCAAGGCTTGAATGGCCTCGGATTTCTTCGGGGATACTATCTCGCCAGTCTTCAACAGACTGAGCTACCTCTGGCACATCAACTGCTTCAGAGACTTCAGCTACCTGTTCTTCACTCATCGAATTGTTCCTTTATCTGGGGATCCCAGTCTTGCAGCATGG